CTTTCCTGCTTTTCTTCCTGGATTTTTAGTCTTGCTCGCTTTTTTGGAGCGAAGATGTGAGGGAATCTGAATCGGAGCTGCGCATAAATCGCCCCGCTAAAAGCCTCGCACATGCCAAAAAAAAAGCGATATCAATGTCTGCCCAATCTTCAATTTTCTCTTGTGCCTCTGCTTCTGTCCACTTGGATTGATCCTCATCCGGAGTGCAGATGAACAGGCTGCACATCATTAGAATCGGGTGAGGTTGTTTATTGGTGATGCGCTCAACTGCATTCAGCAGATTGTTCAGCTTCGCGGCGCCATCGGCAAATTTCGCCTGGTTGAACAGGTTGTATGATGCTGCAAGCTCTGTCTTGAATGCGGTCATGGTAGTGTTGTGCTCCAGCTCTACCTGCATCCGTTCAAATATCTCAAACCGCTTTACAGTCAATGATGGGTAGATCACGTAAGTGGCTCCGGATTTGCCGGCAAAACTGTTTGCATCAAGCTGAATGTTGCGTACTCCCATTTTGTTTCTTTTTCAAAAAAAGTGGCCAAATTTTTGTTTGTATGGCAAAGTTATGGCATTTTTGCAAAGAAAATTTCAATGGGTAGTGGATTTGGGTTGTCAAAACCGCAAGAGTACATTATCAGGTCGAGTAAGAACATCAACCTGTTTCTTGCTGGGGTAGGTAGCGGCAAAACACACATTGGAGGGCTGATCAGCGGGTACTTCGCTTCAAATTTCCCGGAAATACGGGGTTTTATCGGGGCAAATACTTACAATCAGCTGAATACATCCACCATGTTCCGGATACGTGAGGTTTGGAAAGACTTATTTGGGTGGCGTGAAAAGGTTGATTATGTTGTTGGTCAGAAGCCGCCAAAGGGCTTTAATGTTGACTTTCACAACTTTGATTCATACCACGGCATATTGAGTTTCAAGAGCGGAGCCGTGATGTTTTTGGGGAGTATGGATAACGCAAAGGCACACGACGGAAAAAGTTTCGGGTGGGCAATTTTGGACGAAACAAAGGACACAAGGGAGGAGGATGTAAAGGAGGTTATCTTGACAAGGCTTCGTCAACCAGGTATGTACTTTGATTCAAAGTTCAACCTTGGTCCACAAGGAGAAACGGCATTCAACCCGCTCTACATCCTGACAAGCCCGGCAAAGGTCCAGTGGATAAATGAATGGTTTGGACTGGATGAATTCAGGCCGGATATTGAAGCGCTGATCTACTCTAAGGAAACGTTTTTTGCAAAAGAGAGCAAGGATAAATGTATTTCAATCAGCAGTACATACCACAATGAAAGAAACCTCCCAGTCGGATTCATCCAGCGAGTCATTGACAATAACAGTGAAGAACGGGGAAAAGCCTTGGTTTTTGGAAATCCTTTCACCAGGACCGGCGGTGAGTTTTACAGTGGCTTTTCAGCCGTCAGACATGTTGGCAAGGTTGAATACAAACAAAGCCTTCCAGTACACGTCACCTTCGACCATAACGTCGTACCGTACATCACAGCTGGATTATGGCAGGTTGAGCAGTCTGGAGACAGAGTAGATTTGAGGAAGTTTGATGAGTTCTGTTTGCCAAATCCGAATAATACGACCGAGCGACTATGTGAGGCGATAAGAGCGAAGTATGGAGACCGGATGAATGGATTGTTTTTCTACGGTGATGCCAGCGGACACAGCAGGTCAACAAAGGGCAGTGAGACAGATTACCAGATAGTTGAGCGAGTATTGCGCAGGTGGCTGAATAACGGATCGGATAGGACAACGAGGAGTAATCCGCCAGTGATCAGCAGGAGGGACTTTATCAACAACATGCTGGAAGGCAAGACCAGGTACAGCATACTGATTGATGAGAAGTGCAAGAACACGATTGCAGACCTAACCTACCTGAAGCAAGACCAGAACGGATTGAAGTGGAAAGAGAAGGTAAAAGACGAGGTGAGCGGGCAGACATTTGAGAAGTACGGACACACCTCAGACGCAGACGACTACTTCTTTTGCACGATCGCGCAAAATGATTTTGAGCGATTCCGCAAACAATAAACACAAAACTAAAAACAAACACTTTGACACGCGAAGAAGCACTCTCGCGTCTCGCCAGCGTCGTTAAAGGCGAGCGTCATCCATGGTACAGTCGCACAACCGAGTTGGCCGACTTGTGCCGGAAACTTGTCACCGGTGACGGTCTTGACACGCTACTGAAACAGGTTGTACAGCGCGAAGCTGATGAGGCATACAAACAGCGCAAAGCAATCACAGAGCACGTGATCACTACTACGGTTAAAAACCTCATGGATGTGACGCGAAAAGTGCCACGCGCTAACTACCAGCGCGTCCTTTCTGCAGAATCACCCAAGGTTGCTGAAGAAATTGAGGGTAAACTCCTGATGTTCTGGGGTAACAAGTCGGTGGACGAGTATGTGAAAACCCGCTGGTTCGAGCTAAACTCCATGGATCCAAACGCCTGGTGCGTTGTTGAGTTCGACGATTTCGACAACAGGATTGAGCGAGTAAGCCCTTACCCTTTCGAGGTTTCATCCAGGGCTGCCGTTGACTACAACTTCAAAAATAATGTAACGACCCATCTTACAGTGCTTTCAGCAGGAAAGTACGGTGAGAAATACACTGTTTACTTGGCAAATGAAACGTTTGTCATGGATCAGTTGTCAAAGGAAGATGTAGAGCGACTGATGGTGTCCGACATGGACGACATGAGTTACCGCCAGAATCTTGACGGCACTCTGTATTTCCGGTGCGGTAAGAAGTATTTCCTTGTCACATTTGCCATTCCTCACAATGCCGGATACGTACCGGCCATGCGCTTCGGCTATCTGCGCGACCAATGGACTGATGGTTTCACTTTTACCTCTCCATACCACGCTGCTATTCCACTTTTGAAGAAGTCAATCAAGACCAATTCCGAGATGGATTTGACGATGGCGCTCAGTGCTTTCCCATTCCGATTGGAGTATGCGCCAAAGTGTGATGCTGATGATTGCTATGATGGTAAACTTTCAAATGGGGGTGTATGTGGAGTTTGTAAAGGTACCGGCCACAAGACCGTTGTTTCCGCACAGGAAAAGCTGGTTCTGAAACTACCAAGACCAGGTGATCCGCTTTTAGACCTGGACAAACTGGTAGTGTTCAAAGCCCCACCGGTTGACATACTGAAATTCCAGAAAGATTATGTTGATAGCCTGACTGCGTCCTGCAAACAGGCGATGTTCAACAGTGACATATTCACCAAGCAGCAGGTTAGCGATACGGCCACAGGGAAACGGATTGACCTGGACAACGTTTACGACACGCTGTACGATTGTGCGCTTGGAATGGGCAGCTTCTGGCAATTCCTTGTTGAGACTTCGGCTGCGTTCATGCAGCTGGAGAAGAACCTGCGTGCAGAACTGCTTTTCAGCAAGGATTTCAAGCTGAAGGGCATGGCCGAACTTATGGAAGATTTGGAGGTGGCAAATCGTAGCGAAGCAGGGCCAGACGTGAAGCGGAGTATCCAGCAAGACCTGTTGAGGCTACTCTACGCTGACAGTCCGATTGAATACCTGAAGGCTACTACCAAGGACAAATTCAATCCGTTTTCCGGATACTCTGAAGCACAGATCAGTATGGCGCTCACTGATCAGGCGGTACCTCGCAGGTTCAAGTTGCAATACCTGATGTTGGGTGTAATATTCGATGAGCTTGAGCGCGAAGTGTCGCCGAGAAACTTCTACCTGATCAACGACACAGAACAAAAGTTGCTGATTGATACGAAGGTCGCACAGTACATGGAGGAATCAAACCAATCACCGGCGCTTAATGTGCCGGCAAATATGAACTGATGAGCATTGATGAGATCATTCGACAAATTGACCAATGGACTAAGGATTTCGAGCGCAAGGTAGAGCAGCTTGAAAAAGTGCTGGATAAACGAGTGACAGAGCTGCAAAGGAGGTTATTGGATGAGCTTAAGCAGATTATCGAATGGCTTGAAGTGGATGGTAAAACTATAAAGAACACCCCGAGCAACATCCGGCAGCTGAACAGGATGGAGGGTTTGATGGATCGTTTTCAGCGGGACTATATCAACACAGAGTTGAGGGCATTTGCAGAGGAAATTGTTGGCGTTGGCAGAATGACAGTTGGATATTACGAGGCGCTTGGACAGGTTGTGGCCGCTGATCAGATACTGGACATGATTAGCAATGTCATTGGAGTTGATCAGAGCGGCAATTTATTGCGAGGTGGATACCTGGACAAACTTGGGCGATCAGATGAGGTGAGAGGCAAGTTGCGCGACTATGTTTTGCAGAGTGTGATCCAGAAAAGAAGCCTTAGCGCATTCCAGAGGGGATTGAAAGACCTGGTGGTTGGCAATACCGAAACAGAAGGTGCATTGCAGAAGTATTGGAGACAGTACGCATACGATGTGTTCAACTCAATTCACGAGATCGCAAACACGACCATTGCCGACCAACTTGAACTGAAATACTTCATCTACCAGGGCAGTATCATCGAGAATACTCGACAATTCTGCCGAAAAAGGGCCGGTAAGGTTTTCAGTGTGGAGGAAACAAAGGACTGGAAGAACGATCCGGACCTTATTGATAAGAAGACGAAAGAGCAGTATAACCCCCTGGTGGACAGGGGAAGATATAATTGCCGCCACTTTCTGAACTACATCAGTGATGAGGTTGCAGCTGAACTGAAAAAACAATGATCACTCAGTACACCATAGACAACTTGCCTCCAATGATGCCAATCCCCATCATTAAGGGGAGCTCGTTGGATTTGCCTGGATACATCGAGGAGGGTGATGATCCTGGTCCATTCGAGCGT